AGGTTTTTAATATCCTGAAGCAGCGTTTCTAATGCGCTGAGTCTGCCCCTAGCATACATTAACTGAGATTCCGTTTCAACCCCATAGCAGATATGGTCTTTAACATCTTTGATATTTCTTTTTATTACATTTTCGATTTGTTCTCTTGTACGAGGATCTAACATATTCTTTCTAAACAAACTTTGTTGTTACCCTTTTCATGTATTTTAAAATCCCAATAAGAAACTGCAGCTCTAATAACTTCAAAATTACATAAATTAAAATCATCAATTATTATTCTTGAACCTTTTCTTGATCTTTCTGCAAACCAAATAGTTTCTCTCAAGATATCCTTAGTAGTATGTGGCCCATCAAGAAGAACTAAATCAAATATTGTATTAGCCAAATTAAATATTTTCATATATTCAACATCAGTCATGTTATAAAATTTGTAATGAGGATTACCCGCAAAATCTTTTATCATTTGATCTCGCATTTCATTTGAATATTTTGGTGCTTCTGAGGTCCATTTACCGTCTCTTTTCCATTGTGGGTGGTTGTCAAAATGTTCATATTCTAAATTATTATATGGGTCTATTGCATAATGTTGATATTCACTCTTTCCTAATCTAGGTGTAATATTCATCATTATTATTTGAGAGCCTAAACCCTCACGCACCCCCACTTCACAAGTAGTCACTGATTTTGGGTCTTCATAAAATGGTAAAGTCTCACACCATTTTTTTAATAATTCGTATTCGGAACTATCTCCACGGATCATATTTTAAATTGTTGTAAGATTTGTAATTTTTCTTCTGCGTGAGCAATCTTTTCAATTAATTTATCTATTTCATCTAGGTGTTGTGGATGTTCACCTATGGCAACTGGTTTTTCTAAATAAATTTGTACTGTGGCATCCGCCTCAGATATTTGTGCGTTATACCTATCCTCTAATGCATTTATAAGAGCAGATCTAAGACTCATATAGAATCTATATACTAATAAAAAGGATGTGCAATACTTTTTATTTTACCTTGTGCTCTCAATTTTTTAAGATCCCCTTTTGTCATTTGTTGAAGCTGTTCTACAGAATACTCATTCTTTTCGAACATTTCTTCGTGTGGATCTTTTTGCACTTTTGGTTTAAATAAATTTTTTATCCAATTCCAAATCATTTTTTCCCTCCATTACGAAATATTTGAGTTCCCTTAATGCCATAAATACTCGCTACGACAAGGATCCACAAATTTGTGAACCATCCCGGCAGTTGCGAGAACATCTCGAAGAACAATTTTACCTTGTCCATCGCTGTTGGGTCATCCGATATCACTGCCCAAGCGAGCACCAACACGGGCAAACTTAATATTATGAGGACCGCCTCGTCTTTCCAGTCCGATTGTCTAGCTTCTAAAAGCTTACCTTGGTAAGCTTCCTCCCCACGTGCTTGTCTTTCTGCATGTAATAACTGTGCATCCGACATCGCCATTTTAGCTTTTTGTTTGTTTGCGTAAATTTTTGATCCTGCAGATACTGCAAGTTTGATAGCTTGAAACCACATTATTTAACTCCTATAAATTTATGTCCTTTAATTGCTGCGCCCATGCCTCTAATACCATCTGGTCTATGAGGACAAGACATTTTATATTTATTAGTCATCTTACCACTTCTCATCTTTATTGGTGGCACTTGTGGATTAGGACCTCTTTTAGGTGGTGGTCCACTAGAAACTCCACCAGAATTATATGCTTTAAAATTTTTTAAAAAATTACTTTGTGAAGGATTTGTCGTAGAGGTTTTAGGTGCAGCACAAGGAGGTAATGAACCGTCTGCACATCTTTGAGGCTTGTCATTTGTTGATGCACTAGCAACAATTTTTTTTGGTTTTATTACACCTGCTTCTTTTAAAAAATTTTTACCTTTAGGGCTCATCACATCTAGTGGTTCCCCAGTTAATCTATAATAATCTTTTGTTAAAGGTAACTTTGTAGGCTTACCTAATAGGGTTTCTCCTCTAGCTTTTTGAGTTCTACTTTTTTTTGTTAAAGGATCAAAAATAAATTGTTTTGCTAAACCTAAAGCAAGTGAGGAAGGACCCATTACCTTTACTCCACCTATTTCAGGCAAACCTTTTTTTGTAGTGTTTTGTTGGCTACTTGTTGTTACTTGTGTTGGTGGGTTTCCAAATCCCTGAGAAGGTGGTGCTTTAGCTGTAGTGCTTGGTGTTTTAAAATCTGCCTTAGAAGCATCCATTCCACCTCTTGCTTTTATTACCTTTTTTAATTTACCAGAATTTTCCATGGCGTAAAAAATAGAGTCACCTTTTTTCTTTCCGTATTGACCTCTAAATTTATCTCTCAACTTTTCTCCTTTAGATGTAAGTGGCATTATGCAAATCTCTTTCTTAAATTTTCTTTAGCTTTTTTAGCAATACTAACTACTTCTCTTTTACCCATAACTTTAGCACGTTGTTCCATCACAGTTAATATCTGAATTTTTCTAGCAAAAGGTTTATTAATTTTATTAACTTTTGTAACTGTTGCTTTAGCATCACTTGGTGTAGCAAATTTAATCTTGACTGTATCCCTCGGATTTTCATCTGTGTAAAGTCTTCTATCACTACCTTTAGGTTTTTTACCAGTACCTTTTTTAGGATCAGCCATTATTTCTTTTTACTCCTAGCAAGTTCAATTTTTTCTTCTGCAATTCTAATTCTTTCTGCAGCTTGATCTTCATTATTTTCTAATTTCATTTTCTCAATGTCTAATTGTTCTTCAATTTGATTTTCTTTGATCTCCATGTTCATCATGGACTCTTCTGCTTTACGTTGCATGTCCATAGCTCTTAAATCTAACTCTCTTTGTTTTAACATAACGATAGGATCTTTTTGAGAACCCATTGCTTCTGATTGTGCCAGCTCCATTGTCAGTTGAGCAACTCTTTGAGCTACCATTGCTTCTATTCTAATCTGTGCAGCTTCAGGATCAGACTGTAACATTTGTTGCATTTCAGGATTATCTTGAATTTGTGCACCAACTTCTCCCTGAGCTAGTAATGATACGTGTTCTGAGATGTGCGATTGTAGTGCAGCATATACTTGAGGATTAATTTGAACCATTCTTGTAGAAATAAAAGCTCTATGAGCTGCAATATGTGCTTGATGGTCTTGAGTTGGAAACGCTTTGAGTGGTTTCATCATTAATGCTTCCATATTTTCTGTAGCTGGGTCTTTTGGTACAGGTCTTTCTAAAGGTTTTAAGATTTGATCTATATCTTGAGTCCCTAATGCTTCATATACTCTTCGATATGCCTCTCTTAAGTTGTGCATCATAGGATTTGACATCGCAATCTTTAAATTTTCGTTTGCAAGTGTAACTCTTTGCGCCATACTCATGATATTTGGGTCTGCAACTGGAATTACGTCTACTCGATCGTCAAAATCAGTTTGTTTTACCGCTTGATCCGCACCATATACTGAATATGGGTAGATTGGTGGTAGATATGTTGCAAAAACTTTGGATAAAAGTCTAAATTCTCTTCGCATTGAGTAGTAACATCGCTTGTGTATAGCACTCATGACCCTCGAACCACGTTCCAACAACGAAACAGTCGTACCAACAGCTCTATTTTGCATGTCATTGCCTGTATCCATGTTAGTAATCGCAGCAAACTTCTGTCCTGCTTGTACAACAAAGCCCATTAATTGGTATAATGTAGCTGATGGCTCCTTAAATGGTAAAATTTGGAACTGATCTTTGATGTTTCCTCCCGGTGCGTCTACATCTCTAAACTCTCCCGGTTGAAATGGCTGATCATCATCACGAATTCTTATACCTCTAGACTTAAATCCAGCTGGTAAGTTAGACAATGTACCAGCATCAAGCAATTGTCTTAAAGATTGTGTAGCAGTTCTACTCAAACCACCAATCATGTGTGTTAATCCAAAGCCATAGAAACCTAAACCTGGTAAAAATTTGAAATGTACAAAATATTCTTTCCTTTTTTTAGTTTCATCGTTCATGTCGTAGTTACGATAGATAGATAAAATTTGTCCAGAGCCTTCATCAATAGTTACAATGTAAGGAACTTTTACTTGTTTGTCAGGATTTTCTACTTCAAACTCTTCTAAGTTGCAGTCAACGTGCATTTCTAAAATAGAAAAAGAATATTGTTTATCTGCAGAAGGTGTTACTCCCTCTAATTCTTGATATTTTTTTTCAATTTCGGTTGGTCCATTAGATGTTGGTTTTAATTCTACATCTCTATAAAATCCAGCTTGTTGTTTTTTAAGAATTTCATTCTCACCCATTTTAATTACGTGAGTAATTCTTTCACAATCCATCAAATCTGTTGTAAAATATGGAACCACTAAGTCCTCAGCTGGTATAAATTTAGATACAGCTCTTTGCATCACTTCATCGTAGTAAACTTTTTTAAATGCTGATCCAGCTAGAGCTAAATAAAATAATAATTGATCAAACTCAGGAGTGTATTCTTCCATCTCCTCAGTGATCATGTAATTCATAAAATCTTGAACACGCTGCGCTTGGTTTATCTTTTGGTCATCTTCCATACCCAAGACTCTAGTTCTCACTGGTCCTGAAGATGGAAGTAATTCTTTATAAGCTTGCGCTTGAAATTGTGTGACAGCTTCTGATAAAAGTGGATGAGTCACGGATGCCGACCCTCTAAACGGTCTTGTCATCTCAGTGTGTTTGATTCCAAGTAAATCTAAATTATTTGTGTAGGACGTCTCCCAATCTTTTCTTGAAACTCTATCTTTTTTATAATCGTCAAGCAATTGATTAGACATTCTTTGAAGCACTTCATCAGACATGTCATTTGCTAAGTTACTATAAAACGCTTCCGTCTCTGAAACAGCTTCTTCAATTGTATTTTGATTAGAATCTTCTTCTACTTCAACGTCAATCTCTTCTGTTTCAGGAGTGTCTTTCTCCTCAACAATTGCTTTTTCAATTTCAGCCATTAATACATTTTTGTAGGTTTCGTTCTAGCCATTCCGCCACCACGAGCCTTAATCATACTTCCACTTTTAAATAAAGGTTTATTAAATCTAAAGCCAAATAAAGATGGACCGTCTGATACTTTTTTCATTGAGGCACCTTTCTTATCTGCTCTCATTTTTTTCATTGCATCAGAATAAGCTTTTTTATTTTCAAAAGTTTTACCTTTAGCCATAATTTTTCCATCTGTTAGAACATTTATAGACTTAGGATTCAAATCTTTTACTTTTGTCCCACCTTGATAAATTCCAGTTCCAGTGCCTTTACTTGGATCTAAATTTATAAATTTAGTTTTAGTATTTTTAGTTACACTTGTAACACCGTCTTTAGTAACATTTCCGATAGAATCTACTTTTAATTTCGGAAAAGATTTTTTTACGTTAACTTTTTGTGGAGCAACCCCTTTTTTTGCTATATCTGTAAACAATCTTTTGTCTTTACCAGCAGCTCCTGTAATTTGAGTTTTACCTCCTAGTAAGCCTAATTTAGATGCACCAAATAATGCAGCAGCTCCTAGAAGAATTTTATTTCGTCTTCTTGATTTTTTTGACATGTCTTTTATCTCCTAATAATATACGTATTTACGTTGTCTATAACTTTCAATCTCATCCTCGTCAGAATAAGTAGTTATAAACGAACCTTGCCGATATCTTAACATAGCTTGTGTGGTGCTGTCCACATAATCGTCATGTTCTCCATGCGGAAACGCTGCACACTCTTCAATTACTTCTTGAGCAAAATGTTCATCTCTTGGGTAATAAACTTGTTTAGATTCAAATATAGGAGCACAAGCGTTGACTCGTGAATGTTTATCTTGGCCACGTCCAGGAGTGTAATCCATAACAGGAATTCCCATTCTTCTAAATTCTTGTAATAAACTTTGTCCACTAGCTTTAGCTTCAATGATTACAGTTTCAGGTTGCCAATATTTGTATTGATCTAAAGCCACCATTTTTAATTCAGGAAAATCGTATTTACCTTTTATTGCATCAATTAAAATTATTGCATCGGCCATGGATTCGTGAGGCGTGAATATTCCCCATGTAGTAATGGCTGAGTAATCGGCAGTTTCTTTTTTACTAAACGCTGTATCGTAGGATTGTATGACATGTTTAAGTGTTGGCATCTCTCCCTTCCACGGCTGCCACCATTCACGTTTTAAAATAGCTCCTTCTTCTGAAGTTGGATTCTGCATGTATTGAGCAGACCAATTACGTATGGATAATGACGCTTTAACTTTTTCTAATTCATCTAGT